CTGTAACTCACATGGAGGAAAGCGCAATCGGCTCCAGTGAGACGAACGAAATTGCTGGGAGATATACAACACACTTTACGGCGTGAGATATCAGGACCTTCAGCAAATCGCCACATCTCGGGCTTCCGAGGTACCGAATGTGCAGGTATAATGGCAAGATCTGTACGCAGCCAAGAAACATCAGAAATGAAACACCAATTTCCATCGGCATCCTGATATTCTATCGTGGAAAGGTTCTTGCATGCTACAGCTCCAAGTTGGTCTGCAGTCATACCAAGATTCCTGATACCACATTGCTGTTTTACGATCTTGTTGGTCCAAATTTCGCGAACGGCGTTCTTCTTAACCAGCTCCTCTTCAGTTACGGCAAGAAAGTTCTGTCGTTCGACTTGAGGATCGGTTAGTACGGCGGCTTCTGCGGAAGCCTCCGCTTCGAGGGCAGCCTTATCCTTACCGAATCCAAAACTGAATCCATCAGGACAGGCAGCTTGGTACAATTTGAAGAAGGCGAAACCAGTACCCAATGCTCCTATACCTGCCAAAAGAGTCTTAACCAAAAAACCATATTGGGTACGGTGGGACTGAGCGATCTCGCTCACGGCATTCCTACGTCGTGAGAGAATGTCATAAGCTGTACGCCGCAGAAGAAGCAATTGAGTACTGGTGTAAAACCAGAGTGTGAAATTTGCAACGATCATGTGATTGATGAGGAAACAGTATACACCCCTGATCGGAAATTGGGGAATCAAACTCTTTACCTCCTTCATGATCGTATAATCTGGAAGAAAGTATCGGAAGAACATCCCGACCAATGGGCGGTTCGTAATAAGAGTGGGCACGACTCTATTATAAGTCTCTATCGGGGGACAAAGAATCATAGTAATCATGCCACCGACCCATATGCCGAAACTCAATCGGTTCCAAAATCGCTGTCTGCTGTATCGCTTCCGCAAATCAACATCGAGCAAGACGGGGGCCAACTTCTTGATGAACTTGGATTCCCAAAGTTTCGGGGAGATCCAATACCACCACTGTGTGACATCTGATTCACTCAGAATGTCAATTGCTAAAGTGGCAGCGTTGGAAAGATGACGATCACGACTGAAATAGTCGAAAATCTCAGGGAGAATTCCAAGATGTCCAAACAAAGCTTTGCGGAAACCAGACTGGATAGCAGCCTTGGTCTTAGCATAACCCTGTTTTTGTTCAGTAGGATCATCAATACTCTCAACTTCATCATCGGAAGAGAGCGGAGTGGCCGGACAACAACAAATTGCGAATCCGCAAGTCTTGCACTTGCAAAATGTCTCTGTGTTGAGGCGAGCAACGTGTTCAGTCTGCGCTTCCTCATGCATAAGAATGATTCTCTCGAGATAATACGCGAAAGTATCAATTTCCATATTCGAAAGAGAAACGTAGACGCCCAATTCCTTGTCGTACCATTTCATAGGCATATAGCCTCCATCGGAAACAACGTTGATGGTGAGAAGATAGGGGGCGTCGACTTCACCGCCGTTGATGATCTTCTTGCAAGGATTCGCCAAGAACTTCTCGGTGTCGATACCTCCAATATCGTTCTTGTATTGGGGTTTGACAGCAACATCAACGAGCTTCAATCTCCTACGCAAAGAGTCGGAACAACACGAAAGTTGCTCCATGTGCATAGTACGATTGTTGGTGGATCCAATGACAGTCAGGAGTTCGGGACAGACTTTGCCCTTGAGCTCAAGTTCGGCTTTAGTGGCGACATATCCAATATTATCGCACATGCTCAAAGCCTTCGCTATACCCAATGAGGGGTCAAGCTTGAGCGGACGGTTAGCGACATCATTGAAAAAGACATGAAGAGTCGAATTCGTAACTTGGGAATCATAGGCATCATCAGGGGTAATGTTCGCGACGTGATAAGCGTCGTAATCAATTCCCGCAATGGCAGATCTGATTTTGGCAGTCATTACCATCAAGCCACTCTTGCCGCAACCAGGATCGCCGAAAAAGACAATTCCGAAAGGCTGCTTGACAAGTTTGCCGGCTTTACGCGACAAAGCAACTTCGAATTGCCAAGTTTGCAATTGGACATAACGGTCAGAAAAGATCTTGCGCTGCCAAGTTCCGGCAGGAGCAGTATCAATGGCTATCTTGTACAACGAAAGAGCTTCAGAAATGTGGGACATAAGAACGCTCCAATTTCCTCCGCCTGCAACAAATTCGCCTGTAGCAAGGTGGGGAATAATGTGGCGTACTCTTTCGAAAGCCACATCAAGCGTGCGAGACATGGTCTTTTCGTACATGAAGGGCATAAGAGAACCTTCTTCCCAGGAAG